CAGGATTGCCCTGAGTAATTGATTTATCTACATTTATACCAAACTGTGAAATTTGATATAAACATTCTGGAGTGTTAGATAATGTTACGTCTGCAAGTAACTCATCCAACACTTTATTAGAACTTACTACTGAATACTCTCCGTCAATACAGACCAACGTTGGGTCTTTGTATTCTACGTTAGTTTGTTCTAATGTTTTAATTACGTCTTTTACTTCGTTATGATACACTGTCGTAAAATAATTAGGCAAGATATCATATGCTAACTTCAATGCATGAGTGCTAGGTTCTGCTTCATATCTTTTACGTTCACTTATCCAAGTCCATTGCTGAGTGTTATCTGTATAATCATCAACTGGAAAATAAGTTGTCATTTCTTTTCTGAATTTAGATATGAATTCTTTTTTGAATGGCACTCTGATAGTCATTTTACCAACACTATCGTCCCAGTCAACATTTGCATTAGTGTACTTGGGTAGACTTTCTACAACTATACACTTCCAAGGTAACTCAACTAAATTAGTAGAGTCATAACCGTTTGTTGCAAATTGCTTCCTATACTTATGTAAAAGTTTATCAAACAGTTCTGCTTGACCTGATGTAATTTGCTTTTTGTCATGCGTTAAGGATTGCATATTAGATATGAATTTGTAATCATAATGAGATAGACTAATGGAAGTGGTCATCATAAAAAAGATGACTTGTTCTTTAGTTGTAAAATCTATATTCATACTGATATTATACTTCCTTTTAACCTATTAACCTACTTAAACGGTAATAAAAAAGGGGCGACCTAAGCCGCCCCAAACTCCTGACACAGAGTTACCTCATCTTCATGCAAGTTGACTCGGCTAACACTTTCCAGTTGTTAACACCTGTCACTTTGAATAAGTCAGCAATCTTAAGAGCCATTCTCATTGAGATTTCTCTAAGTTTGTGAGCATTCTCTTCCATGAAGTCAAAGATTTCTTGACCTTGACCTTCGTTGAAGTCGTAGTCTCTGAACAGACCGCCTTCGCAATCTCTGTCCACTTGCTTAATTCTAAGCATTTTATCTCTATCACTGTCGATAGTAAGATTTAAGAAGTGACACCTTGATTGAAGGGCTTCTAAGTGATCCTGCAACTTCTTAGACTTGATGTTTTCAAACTTCAAGTTAGTGATAAAGATACATGAGCCTTTGAACTCAAAACTGTTTGGGATACCTTCTCTATTAAGAAGACTAGAATCAGAGTTCCAGCAAATCCTTCTGCTTTTGCCTGAGTCAAGTGCCGCTTTAAGAATGTTAAGAGCAAGATCGTCCTGAAAAACAGAGTCACAGTCATCAAACACTAAGACGTTTTTAGAATCAGAATACTTGTAAAGTACTGCGTAAAGACCTAGAGCAGTCATTGCACCTTTGACAACTTCATACCTAGTTCTGCTATTAGTCAGTTGATCGAACAATGAAGCCTTCTCCATTTGTTGCTCAACACCATATGATTTACCTACACCAGGAGGACCTGAAACAATCATTGCTCTAATGTCCCCTGCGATAGTAGCCTTAGCCATATCGTCTAAGATGTTGAATCTAGTTTTGATTCTGTCCATTGCTTCTTCATCAGTCTCAGTGACTACTGGAGCAAGTTCTAAGTTAGCATTTGCCATAATAGGTTTCTCAGTTCCCCATGTAATGTCGTTAATGTTATTAACTTTGATTTTAACATTAGCAATTTGAACTTGGGGAAACTTACCGTCATTTTTGACAGTAATAAATCCACCTCGTTTGCCTTCTGCATAACCCTTGACCAATTCAAATGATTGATCAATGATTGGTTGATTTCTGTACTCTCCGTACTTTACTGTGATAGTCTGTGTCATATTTAACTCCGTTGTGTCAGTTTGTCGTTATAATGTAATTATACTACCATTTGGTAGCAATGTCAAGCCTTTGGGCAAACTTTTTTGAATTATTTTTGTTTGCTTTTTTACTTTTCATACTATCTATTATACGGAAAAAGGACCGAAATGTCAAGCCTTTTTACCATTATTTTGCCATTATTTCGCCTATAAGAATCAATAGGTTACGACTAATCTACTTGAATATCTTCCATTCCAGCAGTTCTGAGACGGACAATATGACCCATTTGCCACTGTTTTGCATCTAATCCTTTCATAATGCCCAAATACTTGTTTCTAAGCAGGGCTACTTCATTGATCAGATACTCAAAGTCTATGACTTCATCTTCACCATCTACATACTTTTCAGCATCACGTGAGGTCAATGCTCGTTGATACTTCTCTAAGTACTTTTGAAAGTGTGTTCTACGAATCTTACGTAGTTTGATATTAAGAAGGTTGAGCACCGCTTCAATCTCTTGTAATTGATTGAAACGATGTTCAGTTATGCCTGGCAGTGCTGATATATGTTTCTCAACATAACCAGTTACCATACAATCCTTTTTACTAGATAATAGTTCAGTTTCGTAATGTGCAATGAAGTCAGGTATTACTGACAGATCATGGCTAATACGTGTATACCAATTCAAGTAATACTCCTAATCCCAATCATCTTCGTTAGAATCATCATAGTCGTCCTCATCCTCTTCCCAGACTTCATCTTCGTCATCTGAAAAGTAAGATAAGGCTTCTTTGATTTTCTTATCGTCTTTAAAGGCTTTCTTAATTTCGTGTGCAGTCATACCTTCATCAATCAAGTGATTGACTAATACATCTGCCGCTTCGTGGACGTCACCGTCTTCAATTGAAGGTTTGATAACTCCCCACACTCTAGCCAAATCGTTTAAATTCATATGCTATTCCTCTACTGTCTCTAATGCATCGTCCTCAGTATTTACTTTGTCCATTGCACTTTTAACTTCAGAGTATTCTGCCATAAGATTATCTAAACAACCATCTTCATTTGCTTCCCAAGGCTTTCTAAACTTGAGAACTTCTTCGCCTGCTTGAGTGATATACTTTAAACGATTACCTTGCTTAGTTAACAAGCCTGATTTCTCAAACAAGTCAACAAGACCTGAGTAAGGATTCATACCTGTTTCATAAGGAATCTTCACTTGCACACCCTCGAAAGGTTTTGCATAACGAGTCTTCATTACTTTACAGCCTGCACGAATACCTCTTACTTCAGAGATTTTATTCCCTGCCGCATCTTCTTTTAGTTTCATCTTCTTCATAGCAACAACAATACTTGATGCATAGATAAAGCCTTGACCACCTGATATTTTATCATCTGGGTCAAACATATCTTGTGATGCATATGTATGATTAGTTGCAACAAGTCCAACGTTATAACTTCCGAACATGTTAACAGAGTTTCTGACTAATGATGTCAGTGCCTTGGGCTTACGACCCATGTCACCTTTCATATCACCTTTGTCGAATTGATCAACATCAGTTGGTGTCAACATCATACCTAATGAGTCAATTACAAATAACACTTTAGGACGTTCTTCCTCTGCCATGTCTTTGTAATCTTTCATAAAGAGTGATATAGTTTTTGCTACATCGTCAATCATACTCATACTAAGTTTAAGTAACTTTTCAGGGCTAGTATCAACTTGCAAGGCTTGTAGCCATGCTTCATCAAGTGCATTCTCTGTATCAATTAAGACTACAAAGATACCTTGTTCTTGTGCTGATTTAACTATGTTGCCTGCCGCAAAGTATGATTTACCTGCGCCTGATTCACCTGCAAAGACTGTTACCTTACCTAAAGGAACACCCTGATGGAAGTCACCTGAAATAAGATAGTTCAATGCATATGAACCTGTTGAGATCCAATCAGTTGGATCGTTGAAACCTATCGACAAGCCGTCGATGGATTTGGTTATGTCTTTCCTAAATTTGGAAACGTCAAATGGTTTAGCCACGTTTACTCCTATTGATTAGATTGCTTGTTATTAATTCTACTAGAGTTAGAAGACTTTTGCAAGATTTCTGGGCAGGCTTCTGCCATGTCATCTAAATCAAAATCAGCAGGGAAATGTCTCAGTGCGGCTCTTGCCCTATCTCTGATAAGACTAGGTACACGCGGAGTTTTGCCTGGATCGCAAAGTTCTTCTAATAATTTCTTCCCTTGTTTAAGGGCTCTAAATCTTTCGTCTGGTAGTGTCATTGTTTTCTCCTACAAATATGGGGGAGTTGCCTCCCCCAGACTCACAACTCTTACGAATTGTTTTGTCTTGCACGAATCATTGCTAGAATGTCTTGTGCTTTATCACTTGATGGTTCAGCAGTTTCTGCAGGGGCCGCTACTGGAGTCTCTACAGCGGGTGCTGTTTCAACTGCGGGTGTAGCAACTGGGGCAGATGTCTCAGCAACGGGCGCCGGAGCACTTGAAGTTGATTCATCTACTTTTTCAGTTCCTGCTGGGGCATCAACGCCAAACGGACGATAGTATGCTCCCCACTTGTCAACATCATATGGACGACCATCTACTGATGCCTCGAACATATCTTTGATGACACGTAACTCTGACTCACTTGGCTTCTTAGGTAAGAAGTCTGCTAAGTTGAATAGACCATTTGCTTCAATAGCCGCTTGTTCTACATCAGTTAGAGCAGATTCTTTTCTGGACCATGAAGATGTTGAATAATCAGCATACTGACCTTTCGTAGTTTTTCTGATATTAAAATCAAGACCACGCATTAAGTCAGTTGGCAATTCTTCGATCTCTGGATCCATCAATGAACTTTTGATAGTTTGAAAGATTTGAGGTGAAATAACAAATCTACGAATAGGATTCGCAGGGGTGTTGTCTTCCCCAATTGGGTTTTGACGTACAAAGCCTTGAAAGATGTATGAACGTTTCTTCCAATATTTGTTCGCCATTTCTTTTAGAGTTTCGTCTTTGTACCAAGGACGAACTTCTGCAAGTACGGGACAGTTTTCACCGAACATTTCCACGCACGGTACTTGAACTGTTACTTGTCTCACATTTGGATCACCTTTCACGCCATTAAACGGAAGTTTAATAACTTGTCTCTCAATCCAAAAGAACGAGTTACCTGAATCCGCATCGGGTAAGAAACGTAAAGAACAAGATGCTCCTTCGTCCATTTTCCAATGTGGATAGATTGCTCCATCAGATTGTGGATACTTAGATCCAGATGATTTATTTTCTTGTGCCGCGAGACGGGCACGTATGTCTGCTAGACTGGCCATAATGATTTCTCCTGTAATATATGCCTAATTTTAGTTCTATTATGTGTTGTCGCAAGACCGAAGCCTCACTAGTTTAGTTTTCAGAGATAAATCTCTAACACATGAATCTATTATACACTAATATCTTCCTATGTCAATAAGTATTTATCACTAATGTACCCAAAAGAATAAAAACTTAAGGGTGCGATCTCCAAGTTTAGGGACCTGAGTAACATCGTCATTGTTCATATACATCTCTAGGGTTAGTTAGAGTGTTTAATGGTCCATAAATCATAAATACTAGTGCGAACCAAACTTACGATTAAGGAAACATATTATGCATATGAAACATATGAAGATCGCACTAATATTATTTAGTGTCGGTTTTGCCAGCCAAAACA